AATCAGAGATTCGCGATGAATGGGTCGCTGATATACCTTGGATCGAAGAAGATGCTATAATTGAGTGTCAATATATGTTTAACGACTCTCCCATGTGGTGGAAACCTATACTAAGACGCCATGATAAAACTTTTCCTAATGGTCGCAGAACGTTTTACCGCACGTTAGTTAATATTAAGGAAGATATCAAGATGGAGGATTTTTTGCGATGTACATAAGCACGTGATGAGAATCTGTTGAAGGGAGTTCCATTTTAGTAATAGTATCATCATCTTGTTGATACCAGTCTTTTAATTTAACCATAGATACGTAATGTCCACCTCTTTGATTTCCATAGTGTAATATGCTTGCACATAATTCATAGTTATCAAAATCGTTTACGTTTACATTTACTTTTTTATCGAACGACACGAACAATACCTTCGGATATTCTGATATATACGTTTTCGTAGTTGCAACATTATGTTTTATTCCATCGTCATCTTCGTAGTCATCGAGCGTATGCCATTTTTCCGAAGATGTTACCATTTCTCCTACAGTAGGTTTATCCCCGTTCAAAATTAAAAAACTAAACGGTTCTACCATAGTTTTTGTACTTGATGGACATATGGTTAACTGTGTTCGTTTTCCATATACCAAAGATTTCAATCGTGGATATGATTTCTCTAATATATCTATTACACAGAATAAAGCATCTTGTGCGTCGTGTGGGTATAGGGATTTAAATCTCGGAAATACTTTTTGAAAAGATTCAAGTAAAGGTTCTATATTTATTTTTAAAAAATTTTCATTTTGAAAATAAATTTTTATGAGTTCTTTATATTTAATCGTAAACTCACAATCACCCGTGTAATCCGTTTTTAGAATATGGGAAGATAGTTCATGAATACGCAACAGTAACTGTATAGCACTGTTAAAGTAACATGTGTTTCCGTTATTGTAGAAGCCATGCATTTATGTTATATGATTATATAACTTTAATTAGAGATTTGAGTAGCATACAATGTATAAATGTCTCAAGCAATTGGTATCGATTTAGGAACAACGTACTCGTGTGTAGGTGTATGGCAAAGTGACCGCGTGGAAATTATAGCGAACGATCAGGGTAATAGAACGACCCCTTCTTATGTAGCGTTTACCGACGGAGAACGTCTGATAGGTGACGCTGCAAAAAATCAAACCGCGATGAATCCCGTTAACACGGTGTTTGACGCGAAGCGTCTCATAGGTCGTAAGTTTTCTGATTCTAAGGTTCAGCAAGATATTAAGGATTGGTCGTTTAAAGTTGTATCGGGTGAAGCTGATAAACCTACGATCGAGGTTGATTTTAAGGGTGAAAAAAAGCGTTTCGAACCCGAAGAAATCTCTTCTATGGTTTTACTCAAAATGAAAGAGGTTGCCGAGATGTATATGGGAACTACTGTTAAGGATGCAGTCGTAACCGTTCCTGCGTATTTTAATGATTCCCAGCGTCAAGCTACCAAAGATGCTATGACGATCGCTGGTCTAAACTGTCTCCGTATTATTAATGAACCTACCGCAGCTGCTATTGCTTACGGTCTTGATAAGAATAAGACAGATGATACAAATGTTCTCATTTTTGACCTTGGAGGTGGCACGTTCGACGTTTCTGTCCTTAATATAGAAGATGGTATTTTCGAGGTCAAGGCTACGGCCGGAGATACACATCTAGGTGGAGAGGATTTTGATGCGAGACTTCTTCGTCACTTTTTGGAAGAGTTTAAGCGAAAGCATAAGAAGGACGTATCTACTAGCCCAAAAGCCCTTCGACGTCTCCGTACTGCATGTGAGCGTGCGAAACGTACTCTTTCTTCTACGGCACAGACAGCGATTGAAATAGATTCTCTATTTGAAGGTATTGATTTTTACACTACAATCACGCGAGCTCGCTTTGAAGAACTAAACTCGGATCTTTTCCGAAAGTGTATGCAACCCGTGGAGCAGGTTCTTCGGGATTCGAAAATAGATAAATCAAAGATTGACGAGATAGTACTCGTGGGTGGGTCCACACGTATCCCCAAAATTCAACAGATGCTTTCTGACTTTTTTAACGGTCGAGAGTTGAATAAATCTATCAATCCGGATGAGGCTGTAGCGTACGGTGCGGCTGTACAAGCGGCTATCCTGTCAGGTGTCGATAATAGTAATGTTCAGGATCTTTTGCTCTTGGACGTTACACCCGTTTCACTTGGTCTAGAAACTGCGGGCGGTGTCATGACTAAAATTGTCGATAGAAACACTACTATCCCTACCAAAAAGGAGCAGATATTTTCTACTTATTCGGATAACCAACCGTCTGTCAGCATTCAGGTGTATGAAGGTGAACGGGCTCGCGCCCAGGATAATCATTTACTCGGTAAGTTTGACTTGGGTGGTATCCCCTCGGCACCTCGTGGAGTTCCCCAGATTAACGTAGCGTTTGACATCGACGCGAATGGAATTCTAAACGTTACCGCAGAGGATAAAGCGTCTGGTAAGACTGAGAAAATCGTCATCACCAATGATAAAGGTCGCCTTTCAAAGGATGATATTGAACGTATGGTAAATGATGCTGAAAAGTATAAGGATGAAGATGAGAAGTATAGACAAAAGGTTGAAGCTATTAATAATTTTGAAGCCAGTGTCTTCGGTGTTAAGAGTATGACTGATAAACTCAGTGATGATAATAAAGCGCTCGTAGAAGAAAAGGTAAACGAAGCTATAGCTTGGATAGATAATAATCGTTCCGCGGAACTTGACGAGATTGCGCATCAACAAAAGGAATTCAGGGAGGCGGTTGATCCCATTTTAGCTGCGGGAGGATCTGAAAAGGAGGAGCAACCGGTGGGTCCCAATATAGAAGAAGTTGATTAATGAACCTAAGTAGCTTAGAGATTTAGAACATTTTAATATTGATACTATGAACGTTCATAAACTTTGTGACGATATTTATCCCGAGTTTGAAAAGATCCGTGACGACGATCACATTGAAGTCGAGATACGATTAGGAAAGTTCAATGGAACCTTTTTTGACACTAACTTGGGTAGAGATACTCACGTTAAACTACTAAAAGGATTTCAAAAATATGACGGATGGGAACAGGTTATTCAAACCCACGAAGAAGTCTTTTACAGGGAACGTGATAATATGCGAATTACAGTAGACGAGAATACCGGAGATGAAACTATCATCCGAAAGGAGCGCGTGTTTAAGAAGGATTTTAAGGCTATTGATTCAGCTCCGTATGATCTGCGTGTAAGTGTGGCAAAGGAGGTCCCGGTTACCGAAGAAATCGAACGTGAAATGGACAAGAAAAGAAATAAAGCGAGACTGTCGTACGTTCGTAAAAATCTATCCATCGATATAACCACATGTACCGGCGACATCACCGACATGGACGCCGAGGATATATGTACGTATCAGGTGGAATTTGAAATTGTAGACTCAAAACAGGTACAAACTAAGGACGACTTGTTTAAGATTCTGTATAAGATCAGGGATGTATTTAATTTGTTGACTAGTAATAGATGTTAATCGTTATATTGGCAATATTAATATTTCTGTCATTTACTACGTGGAACACATACAGCCAAGAGGTGAGTGTGTTGCGATATAAATCACAGTATTTTCATGTGTCTGGGGGGCAGTCTAAGCGTATGTTTGACATAATGAGTAAAGATCCGAAGATAACACTCGACAGTATCAAAAACTTCGTAATGTTAGAAGATCGTTTGCTTAAACTGGAAAAAACATCCGTGTGTACGGGTGTATCCCACGAACACGAGGCGTTCACTTTATCTGATACGATAAAGGATATGTTTTTAGCGTACGATTTTTCGTACCATACCATACATCTCAAACAGGTTGCGGAGCCCAACAAACTCATAAATAGAAGTATAACATGTTAATTAAGTAAAGTAATGAACGTCTATGAATACCCATCGTCATATATCTAACGTTATCGTAGATATACATTATTAGCCCCGTGTCATCTGTTTGTGGATTCATTTTAATCCATTTTTCTGCATCTTCAGATTCAACAAAATCTTCGGTACATATATACTTCATTTCTAAACGTCCCATACCCAAAGATCGTTCATCTCTTTCTTCGCGTATATAGTCACAAATAACGTTAATCATAAGTTCGCATATATTTTCTTTTATATTTGGTATCCATGTAGACGGACCTTCGTCCACATGGAATCCTTTTCGGTGTGTTTTGGTATGATCTAAGAGTAGTTCTCTTGGATCATCCATTTATATATACTAAGCTCTATCTTTTAAAGCTGTTCAACTACCGTACCCTTGGGGAATCGTGTCTTCTTGTTTTTGTTATTGTTCTTATTTTTGGGCGAAGCGACATTCATACCCTTTTCTAAATTCTTAGCGAAATTGTTGTTCAACGCGTTAAGTTTATTATCCAATTTCCTCATTCGGTTCATTTTCCACGTTTGTACAGTATTTTTCTTTAATTCGTTAACTTGCATCTTTAATGGGATACCGGATTTATTCTTCTTTAGACTTAACGAATTTATAAGTTTTTTGATTTCACCAACATCATTGTTGATAGATGGCATCACGTTTTTATACTTTGTCATCCATCTTTTACCGTACAATTTAATGAGGTCTTCTTTGATAGCTTTATTCGTTAATCGTCGCTTTTCTAGGGTTTGTTTATTTTTGACAATCTTGTTATTTTGCTTCTTTTTCTGTTTAATATTTTTCTTTGTCGGAGCCTTGGGTGGAGTGATGTTTAACTTTCTACAAATAACGTCAACGGTGTCATTGTCGGATACAGAAATACCCTTCGCTACAGCTATAGGGACAAGTTGCGCCTTCGTGTATGCGAGGCACGGTTTGTTTTTTACTTTAAAGTTACCAAACACGCGATCTCGTATTTTTTGACATATTTGCTCCCTCGTCGTAGTAGATTTAATATCTACCACCCCAATCTTTTTAGCTACCGCAACCAACTCCTGCTTTGGATAACTACTACACACCTTCTTACCCACCTTGATTCTGTGATCGTTGGAGAATTTTTTGGAGGTCTTTTTCGGTTCTTTTACGGTATTGCGTATGTTATATCCTATATTAGATAGAGATTTGTCCGTAGTGACCGCTTCCTTACTTCGCTTCTTAACCGCGGGTAGCTTAAGAGCTGTTGTTTTAGGAGACACAAAACCCATGATGTATAATTCTTGAGATAAAGCGACTCCCGCATTATAAGCCAGGTTCATGTCACTGAGAGAGTTTATTCCTAGTATCTGAATATTACCCGACGTAAACAGTTGGAAAGAGTATCCTAGATATTTCATCTTTAGCGCGGCACGAAGTTCTGGTTCGTACTCTGTTTTTCCAGATTTTCTTAATGCATACGAAACTTTGGATAAATTTATAGATCCATTTATCTTAAAGGTTCCTACCGTGTTGTTGTACTTAATAGGATTATATAAAAATTGTTCCTTTTTTGTGTAGTTATCAACTATGTATTTACGTATTTTGGCCGGTTGAGAAATGTCGTTATTGAGAATACCACCTGAAAAATGTATTTTACCGGTATTGTAAATCTTAAATGTGATTCCACGTGGTTCGGTGCCGTTTGAAAATATGCGACCGGATATCTGAGCATACGTGTAGTTTACATTGTTTTTAAGATTTCCAAACTTTCCAGTTAAAGCGTGTTCAGCACCCACCTTCATGCGGCCGTAATACAACTTTATACTCGAAATCTCGATATCAAAATTTGCGTCCAATACACGCCTTCGTGCATGTGGAGATTTGTTAAAAATATGCACCAAATCTATACGTTTCGTGCGAGAGTTGAAATCACCGTTAATTAAAGAGTTAAAAAATCCCAACTGTAAAGGTGTGACGTCTAATTTTGATAAATTTTTAGTTCTCAATTTTTCTTCGACCATGAGGTTAGCGCGTTTTAACGCGTTTCTACCCAGTTTATGATTGGTCTTTAATAAATTTTTTTCGTTGTTATTGAGATATTCCTTTTGATTTATTCTATTTTCAATTGATCTATTATTGTTATTGTTATTGTTAGTATTTTCAAACTCATTGAAAAGGCCCATGGTTTGTTCTGATGTATGTAAATATTTTTAATGATCATTGCCCAAGTGTATACCAGTTTTTTCCTTCGTGATATCGATACCAAAGATAAACTCTTGTGCGTCGAGATGTTTCATACCATCACCGTCATCATACTTGAGTTCATCTCGCTTGACCGAAATTTCACGCTGCCCGAAAGGACCCGCGTAGAAGTCATACGTAAATCGCGGCTTACCAAGGTTATTAAGATTACAGTACTCGTTGAACTTCGAAACGAATACAGACTTGGGACAATACGCCTTTTCGTCGAAGAAGACCTTTGGCGACTGTAGGAAGTTCTCGAGAGTACTCGCAACAATGGCAACTTGCTTTTGTACGTTCTTGAAGTACTCGGGCACGACGTTCCATATATCCACAGCCTTATGCTTTTGACTGTAATCAAGATAGGCTCTAACACACTTCTGTAGGATGACCGGAAGCTCTTGTTCAAGTTTATCATCGAGTCTTGTATCGGCATTCTTCACCTGTTTACCAAAGTTGACTGTGAGAATACGACGCAAAATACTTCCTGAATTATCCTTCCACTGTGGAACTTCGTTTCCACCGAGAATACCAGGTGTGGTCCACACCATAGACTTCGCCTTTTCATGTTTGACGGCTATAGATACATCTTCACCACTCACAATAGATTGAAATTCAGCCTGTTCGAGTGCCAAGTCATTCTTAACCTCAGGTGCTATAAACATGAACGCGTTGCAGATTGCCGATAAACCGAACTTCCTTTCAACGTTGTTTGAAAGTGTACTCACATCATCAGAACAATAGAATTTACGAAATACTTTGGTAATGAGTGTAGATTTACCGGAACGCGCCACACCTTTTAGGAAAGGGATAATTTGCCAGCGATCTATTTCATTTACATCGTAGCACAACCTTCCTCCCATAACGTATATCCACTTACACACTTCATCGTCAAACTTCTGATAGTCCAGGATGGATTGAAAGTGTGGTGTGGGCACATCGTACCAGTTATCGATATGATCATAGTTCACGAACTCCTGGTCGAAATACTTACAACTCACGATAGTCTGATCTAAACTCTTAAACTCAGGCGATTCATAGTCATAGAACGCACACTTAACCGGTTTAGTCTGTGGCTTAGACTTATCTCGTTCCAAATCGATACATCCTATGAAAATACCGTTATTAAACGACCACACGTGTCGATCCTTATTCACATCTTCGAATTGCATATCGAAAACATTAGTCAGGTGATTAATGACATGGCGCTGTGTAATGCCACCCGAGGTAAGATTCTTCCATAATTCAAACCACGTCTCTTTCCTGCCCACGCTATATACGAAGTCAGCGACGCTTTTCGTTGTTTTCCACGCACGTGTAGAACATCCAGTGGAAGTTTTGATCTCTTCACAGCAGTTACCCTTATATCTCTTAATATTATGTTCATATAAGTGTTTCAGACACTGTAATATAGCCTGTTGATACTGTGAAAGCTCCTCCACCTTTTGGATAGTTGAAACTCTGTATATAGACGGATCAGATTCGGGATTAATAGGAACGTATGTAGGATTATTTACTCTGTCGTAAATGCGAGCCCCCCTGAATACAATTTGCCAGGAATCATCGACCTGATCTATCAGACGATTGATGCGTACGGATAATTGTAAATCTTCTTCATTTTCCTCGGATAACATATTTAAACTGTCAGCACGATGATAGAGTTCGCATAAACGATCTCTCATTCGCATGTATTTTGCCGATATACGTTCTATGTCAGTAGATTTAGGTATACCGTCTTCGTTTAATTCGTCGAGATTGAAGAAGTTGTCATATCCCAGCCTGAAGGATAAGTATTCATTGTCGCGCTCATTTATTTTCCACATGCTTTCTAATTGCTTCAAGAAGTTAGTCACTTCTTCACGTTCATATGTTTGTATCTGATTCGTCCACATGGCGTCGTTTGCCCCATCTCTGTCAGCCGACTCACTCAAGAAATGAGTGGCCTCTGACATTTTATATTATAGGGTTTCATTTTTCTAAGCCCGATTATTTTTGGAGATTTGTTAAAAGTTTTACCAAAATTTTATTTTGAATCTCAAGTTGTTTTGCTATACTTACCAGGGCCGTGCATACGGTATCACCGTCATCCGTCATGAGGGTCGATGCCAAGAGTGATTCGGTAGAGATAAAATCATCTTGGTCGAATTCGTCGAGTTCAATTTCCTCGGGATCCTCGACGGAACTTTCATCATCAATAGACATGAGAGGCTCTTCTTCGCGGACCTCCTCAGATTGCGTTTCGGATTCTGTATCGGACATTTATTTATGCTCAGGAAAAATCAGTACGATTTTTTCGCACTTTACCCGAAATTATTTTCTTGGTGTATAGTACAACACACACAAAAATGGCGGGCGGTTTAATGCAATTAGTCGCCTACGGCGCACAGGACGTTTATCTGACTGGTAACCCTAAGGTTACTTTCTTCCAGGCGGTTTACCGCCGTCACACTAACTTCGCTATGGAGAACATCGAGCAGACCGTTAACGGTACGCCCGCCAACTCCGGTCGCGTATCTGTTACCATCGCGCGTAACGGTGACCTTGTAGGCGACATGTATGTCGAACTCAAGACTCACGCGTCTACCGTCGCTACCTCTACCGGTGGATCGGGTGCCGATGCTTGCTGGATCGCTGAGCGCGCGATCAAGGACGTAGAATTATCCGTGGGTGGACAGCGCATTGATAAATGCTACCAGAAGTGGTGGCGTCTTTACTCCGAGCTTTACCTCGATGAGGGTAAGAAGGCTGCGTGGGGTAAGATGACTACCGCGGGTGCCGATAAGCAGGTTTTCCTTCCTCTTATTTTCTTCTTTAACCGCAATCCTGGACTTGCCCTCCCACTAATTGCTCTGCAGTATCATGAAGTCAGGCTGGATTTCGATTTAACTGACCAGTTCTCTACTCACCTTGATAACTCTACTTTCAAGGTATACGCCAATTACATCTACCTCGACACTGAGGAGCGTAGGCGTTTTGCCCAGAAGGGTCACGAGTACCTCATTGAGCAGGTTCAGCACACCGGTGTTGATTCCGTCACCGCCGCTGGTGGCTCCAAGCAGGTCCGCCTTTCTTACAATCACCCCGTCAAGGAGCTTGTATGGGCTCTCAGTGAGAACGACGACCAGCAGGGTCTTTGGAACTTCACGCATAAGGCTGCCGACACCGAGATCGTTCTCGAGTCCGACCCTGCCGCTGCCGCTGCCGAGTCTAACTGCTACGTACCCATTTCCCAGGTCGGTACCCCTCTCTACTCTCCCGGTCTTTCCACCGAGAAGTTATCTGAGGAGACCGTCGGCACTGTCGCTACCATGAAGCTTGTTCTCAACGGTCAGGACAGGTTCAAGGAGCAGTCCGGTAAGTACTTCAACCAGGTCCAAGCGTTCCAGCACCACACTGGCTCCCCTATGCCCGGTATTTACTCTTACTCGTTTGCCCTTAAGCCCGAGGAGCATCAACCGACCGGGACGTGCAATTTTTCTCGTATAGACAATGCCCAGGTGTCTATTAAGACTGCCGCCGGCAACACTGGTCAGCTTCAGCTTAACATGTTCGCGGTTAACTACAACGTTCTCCGCATCCAGTCCGGTATGGGTGGTCTTGCCTTCTCTAACTAAGCATACAAATCAAATTTGTATTTGCTATTAAAAATTAATTAATTCTTCATTTTT